CCAGATGGAAACGTCAATTTGCTGCTGTCGATCGCCGAGAAACGCAGAATGTTGATCAAAATCACTCCGAATAGCAACACCTTCCGAGACTGTAACCATATCGTTTCAGTCAATTCAATTTGCATTGCCCTTGGTAGGACCCTTAACAAGGTACACGTGATCTCGTTCAACGTGTACCCCAGGTCTAGCCAATCTGCGGTCAATTTTGCCCAAATGGACAAACACTCGACCGTGATACCGATTGCGGAAAATATCTGCAATGGTACTTTGTATGCCAGTCAGCAACCTTTCCTCCAACTCTGGTCGCACCTTGCCGAACATGTACCTATACAGTTGCAGTGCGCACTCAGTTTTGAATTCAATGACTCCACCACCGAGCACATCACTGACGACGGGATATGTCTCGTTAAAGAAGGCTCGATCCGACAAATTGGCTGCGGTCCGTATCATGACATCCACATCCTCTTCGGAAAAATCTGGATAAAAGATGCCAGCAGCGACCTTCAAGTTGCGGTACATCTCTTCGGACGGATGGAACTTCCAATCTTGCACGGCCAAAAAGAGTTCATCATTGGACACTTTAGAATTGTCTGATCTTGCAAAGTGCTTCAAAAACCGCCTGACAGGGTCAATACAGATATCGTCACAGAGTAGAAATCTCCCTGCATGGTATGCAGGGTGATCCTCAAGCAACTTGATCTTGACATCACGTAAGGACCATATGGCGTTCCCAGGAAAATTGGCCAGCCGCCCACCAGAGAAGATGCAATCGTCTCCCTTATGTATGGAGGCACGTGTTGCAACGTCGAACCTCTCTGCCGTAACCGACATTTCCTGCACAACATTGCAGATCAGTGTCAAGGGATCTCCGCTAGGCAAATTTGACCTCAATGTTCCTTTGTACAAGCCCGGTTGCAGACTTCTGAATGAGTACAACGACCGCCTCTCCATGTAGTGAATGACATCATCCTCAGGAAAGCCGCAATCGATGAGTAACATGCAGAAAATGCCGATTGACACCAAGGAATGGCTGGAGTCCTGGCGGGAGATGTCAATTTGCACATTCTCCCCCGACAAGCTCGCCATGATTCCTTTTTCACGAAGCAGCCTAGCGAGATCCCTATCGGAATAACCGACGTCTATGACGACGTCGTCACGCAATTGATCTTGTATACGACTGGTGAGCGACCT